CGCACGGTCGCGCGCATCATGGAATTTATGCTGACGGGCGAGCAATACGACGCCGCCCGTCATTCGCGCCGCCGCAAGGGTGACGCATGACTTCCCCCGCGCCTGCTCTCCCTCAGTCCTCCCTGAAGGGCGCGGCAACTGGCCGAGACGTTGATGTTATGGCGTCCGTCTCGGCCCCTTTCTTCTCGGCGCAGCACTTCGTTGACACATGGATTGCGCGCCCCATCCGCCCCGCTGTCACGCGGGATTGCAGCTTCAAAGCCGTCGAGGGTGAACCCGAATGGTGACGCATGGACCCGCAGGAACAAGCGCACAAGCTGGACATGATCCGGCGTCTCACGGCTGGCGAATTGCAGGGCTGGAATCGCTACTGCACCGTGTATCGTCAGCCCTTCGCGGGCGAGATAGCCGCGCTGATGGAACGGGCAGCGCAACTGGGAACCTCATTGCCCGACGCGCGGAACGAGTGAACAACCGCAACCGAACTGTAGCCGATCGGTATATCGCCGTTCACAGCATCCTTGCGCGGGGTCTGAAATGATCCTGTTGCCTTGGCCGTCTCGCGCGCTGTCGCCCAATCACCGCGCCCACTGGTCGGGCATTGCCCGCGCCAAGAGGAAAGCCCGCACCGATGCCGCGCTTCTGGCCCGCGATGCAAAGGTGAAACCGGGAACGGTTCTGCACCTGATCTTCTGCCCGCCCGACAACCGCCGCCGCGACTTGGACAACGCCTTTGCCAGCATGAAGGCAGCACTCGATGGGCTTGCCGATGCTTGGGGCGTGAACGACCGCGAGTTTCGGCTGTCGATGGAATGGGGCGAGGTTTGCCCCGGTGGCCGCGTCATCGTCGAGGTGCGGGGATGATCCTGCGCACATTCACGCAACGCGGCCTTTCCATGCCCGATGCAATGCGGGTGCTTATGGCGGTGCTTTACGCATCGAAGCGCACAAATGCGCCAGTCGAGGCCATCCTGTCGCCTTCGCGCAGTCAGCACATCGCCCACGCCCGCAAGCTGGCAATGCACACCGCCGCCGAAATGCGCGTCAGCCTTGCTGACATTGGCCGCGCGATGGACCGCGACCATACCACCGTCATCGCCGCCGTGCGCTGCATCAAGGCGAGGCGCGCGCAATGAGCGTCAAGATAATGGCGGCAGTTTTTGACCGTGAAGACCTAGATGCTTCCGAGCGTCTTGTGATGCTCTGTCTTGCAGATCACGCGGACGATGATGGCGTATGCTATCCATCTGTCGCGCGCCTTTGCAAGCGCAGCAGCCTGTCAGAAAGAACCGTCCAAGGGACGATCAAAAAGCTGATCGCGCGCGGGTTTTTGTCGGTGGAATATGGTGGAGGTCGCAGCGGGACGAACCGCTTTACAGTGCGCGCAAACCCCGCAGCATCTGCACCCCCGCAGAATTTGCACCCCCGCAGCATTTGCGCCACCCCCCCGCAGATGACTGCAAAAAACCCCGCAGCAGCTGCACCCAAACCATCAAGAACCATCAATGAACCGTCATGTAGTAACGCGCGAGCCGCGCTGTGTGCGGTTCTTCCCGATGATGTGGCCGATGCCTTTATTGCCCATCGCAATGCCAAGCGCGCCAAGCTCACCGACCACGCGGCGGCACTGATCGCCCGCAAGCTGGCCGACTGCCCCGATCCGGTCGCGGTCGTGGAGTTGTCTATCATGAATGGGTGGACCGGCGTCTTCCCTGATCGAAGTCGAAGCATCGACCCGCCGCCTTTCAAGCCAGATTTGTCCAAGTGGGGTGTCACCCAATGAGCCTGCAAGATTACCGCGCCTTCATCGCAGCCCGCGCTCGCGCCGAAAAGCGGGAAGGGTTCGCAGCAAAGCCTATCAACACATCCGCCAAGGATCACCAGCGCGCCGTTCTGGACTTCGCCATTAACCGGGGAAAATCCGCCGCGTTCTTGGACACGGGACTCGGCAAATCGTTCATCGAACTGGAATTTGCGCGGCAGGCTGCGGAAGAAACGTGCAAGCCTTCGCTGATCCTGACCCCGCTTGCCGTGGCGGGCCAGATGGTGCGTGAAGGCCAGAAATTCGGCATCGACGCGCGCCAAATCCGCGAACAGTCGGAAGTCGGTTTCGGCGTGATGGTGGCGAACTATGAACGCCTGCCGAAGCTGGACCCGTCCGCATTCGGTGCTGTCATTCTGGACGAAAGCAGCATCTTGAAAAGCTACGCAGGCCGGACCCGCGCGCTTATTCAGGAAGCGTTTGAAGCCACGCCCTTTAAGCTGGCCGCGACCGCCACGCCTTCACCGAACGACCATACAGAACTCGGCAACCATGCGGAGTTCCTCGGCGTGATGCGCCAACAGGAAATGCTGTCCAAGTGGTTTATCAATGACACAAAGACAGCTTCGCAGGAATGGAGGTTGAAGGGCCATGCCGCCGCTGACTTCTGGTCTTTCGTCGCGTCTTGGTCGCGCTGCGCCACTCTGCCTTCAGACCTCGGCGGGGATGATGCGGGATACGTCCTGCCTGAGATTGACCGCCGCATCCACGAAGTTGCAGCCGACCGCATGGAAAACGTGGGACAGGGGATGCTGTTTCGCATTCCCGAAATGTCCGCCACCAGCTTCCACGAAGAAAAGCGCCTTACGTTGCGAGAGCGGTGCGAACTCGCCGCCAAACTGGCGAACCACGGCAAGCCTGTCACCGTATGGTGCGAAACAAACGAGGAAAGCGCGCTTCTGTCCAAGCTGGTCGATGGTGCAATTGAAGTGCGCGGCGACCTTGACCCAGACGAAAAGGAACGCCGCCTTCTCGGCTTCGCATCGGGCGATTACCGCGCCATCGTGACAAAGCCGAAACTCGCAGGCTTCGGGGTGAACTGGCAGCACTGCGCCCATGCGGTCTTTGCCAGCATATCGTTTAGCTATGAGCAGCATTACCAAGCGGTGCGCCGTTCCCACCGCTTCGGCCAATCGGAAACCGTCCGCAATGACATCGTGATTGCCGACACCGAAGCCGTGATCTGGAACGTGATCAACGAGAAGTCTGCCAAGCACGACGAGATGAAACGTCGAATGGCTGACGCAATGAAGCAAGCACAGATGCAAGCGGGTGTCCGGGCGAAATACGAGCGCCCGCTTGATCTGGCGTTTCCAAACTGGCTGAAAACGGAGGCAAACTAAGATGAAGCAGCCCGAATATCAAGGCGCAGGGTGGGCTATCCACAACTCTGATTGCATCGAAGGCATGTGGGCCATGCCGGAAAAGTCCATCGACTGCGCGATTTTTTCGCCGCCATTCGGCGACCTGTTCGTCTATTCAGACAGTGAACGCGACCTCGGCAACGCGGGGGAAGGCGATGCCTTCATGGCTCAGTATCGCTTCTTTGCCGAAGCCCTGACCCGCGTGATGAAGCCGGGGCGTATGGTCTGTGTCCACTGCACCGACCTTCCCACCCGCAAGGGGAAACACGGCTATATCGGCCTGCAAGACTTCTCTGGAGAACTCATCCGGTCGCATGAAGATGCGGGCCTGATCTACCACGGGCGCGCGACGATCTGGAAAGACCCCGTTGTTGAAATGCAGCGGACGAAAGCCCTTGGCCTTCTCTACAAGCAGATCCGCAAAGACAGCACGATGAACCGCGTCGGGATGCCCGACTACATGCTGTTTTTCCGCGCGCCGGGGGATAACCCGGATCGGGTGGAACATGCCGCGCCGGGGGATACGCAAGAGGCAACCCGCATTGCCAAGGCATGGCTGCACGAAATGCACCGTCTTGGGCTGGCGTCTGAAACCCCCACGGATGAACAGATCGCGGCGCTTCTGCCCCATGCCGAGTTTGACGTTTACGAGTGGCAGAAACTTGCCTCGCCCGTCTGGATGGACATTCAGCAAGGCAACGTCCTGAACCGCATGAAGGCGCAGAACGACGAGAAGCACGTCTGCCCGCTGCAACTGGACGTAATTGAGCGGTGCCTGCGGCTTTACTCGAAGCCCGGCGATGTGGTCATGGACCCGTTCAACGGCATCGGATCGACGGGTTATCAGGCGGTCAAGATGTATCGCCGGTATCTCGGGTTTGAATTGAAACCTGAATACGCGCGGCAGGCCGACAAGAACCTGAAAGAAGCAGAAGCATCGGTGGGCGACCTGTTCGGAGCGGCGGCATGATTAGGGAAGCCGAAATTGCCCGCGCCTTTGCCGATTGGCTGCAACGCTACACGCCCCCCCGCGCCATCGCGGGGAAGGCTGACATTATGCAAAAGGAAACAGATAGCCTTATCAAAGTGCTAACCCGCAACGCGCCGACCGAAGGGTATTTGGGATGGCTTGAGGATGTTTTGGAAAAGCTGGCCGCGTCGATGAAAACGCGCGCTTGGCCGACTGTAAACGAAATTACCACGGCCTGCGCGGGTTCGCGTTCCCGCACAATTGATCCATCGCAGCCGACCGCGATGGACGTTTACCAGCTTGCCGCCAACCGCATGAAGGCGGGTGAGCCTGTCGGCGAATGCTACCTGTATGGCCGCGAAGCCGTGGAAATCATCGCGCGGGGCCTCATCGACCAAGACACGATGACCCGCTATCGCAGCGCCGCGTTCTTCGCCCGCAAGAAAGCCCACGGGGAAGAAAGCGCGCTTCGGTGGGAAGCGGAAGCCAAGCAACGCCACGAAGACGCCAAGGCGCTTCGCAAGGAAAGGCTGGCCGCATGACCCCCGACACCATGCTTGCCATCATCGACAGCGACGTCTTGCGCTTCCACGCCTACCGTGACCGCGCCCTTCGCGGATCAATCGGCACCCATCAGCACCAGTGGCAAGCCGCTTCGTGGTATCTGCTACTCTGCCCTGCGCCCACGCTGCACCTGACACGCGCCATCCTCTGGCATGACGTGGCAGAGGCGTTCATCGGCGATGTGCCGGGTCCGGTGAAATCCGCCTGCGCCGAACTGTCCACCATCCTCGCAGCGATGGAAGCGGTTGTGAGCGAAGACCTCGGCCTGCCCGTGGTGGACAAGGAACGCGACTTGGCTTGGATGAAGTTGTGCGACCGGCTCGCCGATTACCACCACGTCGCCATGACCGCCCCGTGGAACCTTGACTTTGACGACTGGCAGGAAGCCCGCGCCGAAATCGGCGGGCTTGCGGAAAGCCTTGGCATCGGCGGCAAGGTCGAAGCCCTGTTGAACGAGGTGGACGCATGATCGCCGAAGCCCTGATGTTCAACGGCATAACCCCGCCGCCCGAAGGCAGCAACCGCACCACATGCCCGCATTGTAGCCACACCCGCAAGAAAGCGCACGACCGTTGCTTGTCCGTCTTCACAAGCGGCAACCGCGTGGAATGGGTCTGTCGGCATTGCGGCTGGCAAGATGGGGACCGCATCCAATGAGCTATGTCCTGCGCGCTTTCTGGCACAAGTCCCGCAAGACCTTCGTGCCGATGACGGTCAACGACCTTGAGCGCAAATGCGGCTTGGACCGCCAGCGCATCATCAGCGCCCTTCGCAGGCTCTGCGAACTCAAGGCCGTGACACTGACGAGAACCAACAACCATCAGGTTCCAGCCGTGTGGAACCTGACAGACTACGGCCAGCACCTCGCCACGCAAATGATGCAGCAGCAGGAAAGGATCAAGCTGTGAGTGATGCCACCATTCGAGAGAAAGCCCCAAGCCATCGCGGCGACAAGGACGACCTTATCCGCCGAGGAGAGGCAGAGCATCGCGTTTACACCAAGTGCGCTGGTAAGGGCGAATACACACTTGCCCAAGCCTGCAAAGACACCGTGCGGTCAATCCCCGCCGTTGTCTCTGCCGCCACAGTCAAGCGGCGCGTGTGGATTGTTTGGAATGAAGCCATGACGCAAGGGATTGTTTTGACGGATCGCGCGCAAGCCGAGCGGATGGTTGACGGTATCGCAGCCGACGACCTGACGGGCGCAATGGCTGAACTTCATGGGGCGGAAAAGCTGACGCTAGACGCCGTTGAACTGGAGTTGCGGACATGACCCCCGAACAGATCGCCGCCGAAGTCTCGGCCAAATACGGCATCCCTGTCGATCCGTCCTGCGTCCAGATCGTGCCGCAGGGTGTATCCACGATCCCCCACGACACCCCGCCCGAACACTGGCGGCACATCATCAAGCGTCAGATGGACCAAGCGAAGAAAGGGCGCAAATGATCCCCTTGATCCTCGCCACCTTCACATGGGGCGCAAACCCGCTGTCATCGGCAACCCTGCACCTGTGCGACGAAGCCGACGCATGTGTCACGGTGACAAATACCTTGACCACGATGACGGCGGAAACCGTGGAAGCGGAACTGGCCGCTGACGGGTTTGTCGTCTGGATGATCTACACCCACGGCGGCTACACCGATCCCGACCATGTAACCATCACCGCCCCGCGCGGGTTCACGGTCGA